GCTCCTCTATTCAAATGTGGAAGCCTACTCAATTTAAAGCACCGGTGCAAATGACTGGTAGTTTAAATGTAAATAATACATTCACTGCATCTTTACAACAAGGATATGCATGGGTTGGTAATGCAAGTGGTAGAACTATTGCAGTAGCAACTTCATCATTTGCTGGAACTACAGTCAACACAGGTAGTTTAATGAGAACTGGTAGTGTTAGTGGTAATGTATTAACATTTACTAAAGGTGATGCAACAACATTTAGTTTAACAGTAGCAACTGGAAGTTCAACTACTATTCCTGCAGGTACTGTATCATCATCTGCACAAATATTAAACTATGGTATATTTGCAACAACAGGTAGTAATACTTTCAAAGGTAGTCAAACAATACAAGGTAGTCTTCTTCAATCAGGTGCAGTAAGTATAGAAGGTGATATTACATTTACAAATAAAAATGGAGATACTAGTAATGTTATTATAGGTCTTGGGGCAATGCTTAATATAACTGCTAGTGTTGGAAATAGTATTGCAATTGGAACAGGTGCAATGAAATACGCAAGTACCACACAACAAAATGTTGCCATAGGTCAAAATGCATTATCGGTGACAAGTGGTAGTAATAACTTTGCATTAGGTAGTGAAGCATTGGCAAACAATACATTTGGTAGCCAGAATGTGGCAATTGGTGTAGGTGCATTAAATAAAAACACAACTGGTAATCTAAATACTTCAATTGGTAATGATAGTGGATTTAATAATGTATCAGGTAGTAGAAATGTTTACATAGGGCCAAATGCAGGTAATAGTCATTATGGAGATAATACAGTAATGCTAGGTGGATATAGTGGTGGTGGACAAATATTAAATAATAATATCATTCTTTCGGATGGTAGTGGTAATGTTAAAGCACAATATAGTGGAAGTGCATGGTCTTTATACGATGAAATTAGATTAACAAGTAATGGCCCAATAGGAGTAACATCTTTGAATTTTAATAATTATGCACAAGCTACATTATCTAATAGTTTAATTAAACCAACATCTGTAATATTAATTACACCAATTGGAGGTCCTGGTGATTTAAATATCCATTTAGCTGGAACACCATCAACGGGCTCAGTTGTATTACAATCTAATTATTCTTCAACTTCAAACTCATTCAATTATTTAATTATTAACCCAATTTAATAATGTCGGTATACTTAGGAAACATAACAATTGGTAATGGAAACTATTTAGGTAATCAAAATATTACTGACAATAATATATTCGTGCCAACTACAACTAGTACAACCACAACGACAACTACGGCAGCACCAACAACTACGACAACAACGGTATATCCTCCTCAATATTGGAATGTAAGACAATGTGGAACAACCGCACCTATTACACAATTAGGTATTCAGTTTATCTCTGTACCTTTATTAGCAGGATATGCAGTAAGACCTGTGGTTGCACCTCTTTCAACAACAAGATTACCTGGATATGAAAACGGATGTTGGGAATTATTATCAGCTGCATCAACAGGTACTCTATGTGGTATCTTAGGCCCAGCAGTCAATTGTGCACAGAATGCATGTAATACAACAACCACTACGGCAGCACCATAAACAAATTAAAACAAAAATAACTATTTTTTAAACAACCTTTGTTATATAAGGTATAAACAAACAGATATGAATTCAAAAAATGTACTAAGTAAAATACTTGCGTTGTTATCAAATGACGATGTAATGGAATTTACAGATGCACAAACAGCAGACGGAACAATTTTACAATCTCCTACTTTTGATTTAGATGAGAGTGTTGAAGTTATTGGTACTGACGGAAGTAAAACACCAGCACCAGACGGAGAACATGAAATCGCATTGAAAGATAGTGAAGGTAAACAAGTAATCATCAGAATTGAAACTAAAGACGGAAAAATAACTTCAAGAGAAAATGTTGAAGAAGCAAATCCTGAATTAGCTAAAGTAGATGAAGAAGTAGTTGACAAGAATGTTGACGAAAAGAAAGAAGGTGATGTTAAGATGGCAGACGCTACAACAGAAGAAGCACATCCATTACCAAACACAACGGACGAAGACCCTGCAAATGAAGTAGTAAGTGATGAAGATGAGTCAAAAGACCCATTAATTTCATTGAATTACAGAATTTCAGAAATGGAAAAAGCAATGAAGACTATGATGGAGAAGTTTGGTGACCCAAGTTTACCAGAAGTAGATGAAGAAACTCCTGCAGCTGATAGTGAATTACCACAAGAAGGTGAAGTAGCTATGAGTGAAGAGGAAGAAGAGTTACCAAAATTAGATGGAGCTCCAGTTGAACAACCATTTAAGTTTTCAGAACAAGTACACAAAACAAACAATAGCGGTAAGGTGCCAAATTCACAAAATAGCTTCTTATCAAAATTATATAATTAATTAAAAAAACAACAAACATGAAAAAATTTCAAAAGTTTGCTGAACCTACCATCACCGCTACATCGTATGCAGGTGAGGCAGCTGCACAATATATTGCTGCAGCATTGTTATCAGCAAAAACACTTGACAACAAGTATGTGTCTATCATGCCAAACGTGAAATACAAAGAAGTAATTCAAAAGTTAGCAGTAGATGGTATCGTACAAGATGCATCTTGTGATTTCGTAACTTCAGGTAGTGTAACTATTTCTGAAAGAGTTATCACTCCAAAAGAATTACAAGTTAACTTACAATTATGTAAGCAAAACTTCGTAGCATCTTGGGAAGCATTACAATTAGGATTTTCTGCATTTGACGAAATTCCTAAATCATTTAACGACTACTTAATCTCTTATGTAGGTGGAGTAGTAGCACAGGCAACTGAACAATCTATCTGGGCAGGTACAAATGTAAATGGTCAATTTATTGGTTTCCAAAACGCATTGTCTGAGTCAGTAAGACTTTCAACAGGTGTTATCTCTGCAAAGAGTGGTTCAATCGTAATTTCTGGAAGTATCACTTCTGCGAATGTATTAGACAAATTAAACTCAGTAGTAAACACTATACCTAACACAGTTTATGGTAAAGAAGATTTATTATTGTATGTACCAACAAACGTGGGTAAGGCTTATCAACAAGCTTTAGCAGGTGGTGCAGTAGGTGCAAATGGTTGGAACAACCAAATGAACGTGGGTGACAAACCTTTCAACTTCAATGGTATTGAAATCGTAATGTGTCCAGGTATGGGTGCTTCTTCAGTAGTTGCAGCTCAAAAATCAAACTTATTCTTCGGAACAGGTTTACTTTCTGACTACAATGAAGTAAAAGTATTAGACATGGCTAATATCGATGGTTCTCAAAACTACAGAATCATTATGAGATACACAGCAGGTACTCAAATCGGTATCTTATCTGATGTAGTATACTACGGAGCATACTAAAAAATAACTAATATAGGGGTGGGAATACTCACCCCTTTATTTAACTAACAAATTAAAATTTAACAGACATGGCATGTAATTTAAGTCAAGGACGTCAGGAAGTATGTAAAGAATCAATTGGTGGTTTGCAAGGTGTATACTTTGTAAACTATACAACAGGCTCTTTCACTAAAGACGCCAACGGACAGGTAACAGCGTTACCTTCTGGCTCAACTGTATATTATTATCAGTTGAAAGGGAATTCTGCCTATACTGAAACAGTAAACTCATCTCGTGATAATGGTACAACTTTCTTCTCACAAGGATTAACTCTTAACTTGAAGAAATTGACTAACGAAATGACAACACAATTGAAGTTAATGGCTTACGGTAGACCTCAAATTATCGTATGGACAAACAACGGAGATGCATTGTTAGTTGGTGAAAAATTAGGTGCGGATGTAACGGGTGGTACAATTCAAACAGGTGGAGCATTGGGTGACCTTTATGGTTATTCAGTATCTTTCACAGGTATGGAACAATTACCTGCTTCATTCTTATCCGGAAGTACAACTACAAGTCCTTTCGCAGGATTAAGTACGCAACCAACTATTGTATATAACTAATTCAGTATAGCAATAAAATATTAAAGGGATATTCTTAATTGAGTATCCCTTTTTTTATTTAACCATATTTTGACCTAATGATGTTATAATTAATAGATAAACACAACCTAAAGCCAAGCTAATGTTAGGATATCACATATCACAAAGCAATTCGTATACAATTAGAACATCACCAACTGCATCTACTGAATTCACAATGAGTTTACAGAATATGTATGAATTGGTTAATACAACTGCTTCCCTTTCAGGAATAACTTATGAGCCATTTGAAAGTTTACTTTCATTTACTGCTAGTATTAGTGGTGCAATAATATCTTCTGAATGGAGAGCTACCTTATATAATTCAGGTAGTTCAGATGCAATATGGCATGGTACATTCCAAGCATTCGCATCCGCATCTCTTTCTATTCCTAATTCCGATTACGAAAACTTAAATAAACAATATATTTCAAATCCAAGTGAGAACAAATATATTATAATGACATAATATGAGACAAAGTCAAAAATTTTCAGTTGTTAATGTTAACACAAACCAACTTCCAATTATATCGGAAGATACTAAAACTCGTTATGCATGGGTGCCATTTGGTGTCTATGGACAAGATGATTTCTTTGATGCAGTAGTATCCGCATTCAATGTATCTACAACTACATCAGCGTGTGTAGAAGGTATAGCCGATTTAATATTTGGTAAAGGGGTATATAGTAAAAATGAAGCAAACGATAAGATTCTTCAAAAGTTAATTCCACAAGAAGAAACAAAAAGAGTATCATTCGATTTAAAACTATTCGGTAATGCAGCATACCAAGTATATTGGAATGATGACCATACAAAAGTAATTAAGTTTTATCATATCCCTGTTCAAACCCTTCGTGCAGAGAAACTATATGGTGACCCAAAGATTCAGAATTACTACTATTGTGTAGATTGGAATGACCAAAGAAAGATTAAAGATAAAAAGAAGATACCTGCTTTTGGAACATCAGAAGATAAAATGGAAATCCTTTATATTAAGAATTACTTCCCAGGTTTATATTACTATAACTTACCTGATTGGGTATCTGCAATGCAGTATTCAATATCCGAAGGTGAGATATCTAATATGCACTTAAACAATATTACAAATGGTTTCTTACCAGCAGTAATGATTAACTTCAATAATGGAGTTCCTGCACCTGAAGAAAGAGAAACAATTGAAGATTTAATTCAAGCTAAATTTACAGGTACTGAAAATGCAGGACGTTTTATGTTATCATTCAACGATGACCCTGCTACTAAACCTACAATTGATATTATTGATATTAGTAACTTACATGAGAAATATGAATATGTAGCAACATACACACAAGATAGAATACTTGTAGCACATAGAGTAACCTCTCCACTTCTTTTTGGTATTAGAACTGATAATAATGGTTTTAGTTCTCAATCAGAAGAGATGATGACAGCATTCTCTATTATGCAAACAATGACAATATCTCCATTCCAAAATCTTATTCTAAATTCATTAGATATGGCATTAACGGAAGGTGGATATGATGCAATGGAATTATATTTTGAACAATTAACTCCATTAGCAATTCTTT